GGCTCGTGCTGTCAGTTTCTATATTGTTAACAAGTGCTCTTTTTCTGGTCTCTCTGAGTCCTCATCCTTTAGCAGGCAGGCGTCAGATTCCAACTTCTCAATGCGAGGCATCGAAAACCTTCCTTACTACTCCATGATTATTAAGGACTGGAAAATTACCAATCTTAGTTATGAGCAACTCCTTACTGATGACAAAAAGTCCTTCACCTACCTTGATCCCCCCTACGACATTAGATCTAACCTATACGGAAGGAAAGGTAGTATGCACAAATGCTTCGATCATAACACCTTTGCTAGTGACTGTGATCGTTTTGTTGGTCCTCAACTCATATCTTACAATTCGGACCAACTTGTCAAAGATCGCTTCAAAGACTGGGAAGCAGGAGAATTCGACCTTACCTACACCATGCGATCCGTGGGATCATACATGAGCGAGCAGAAACAACGAAAAGAATTACTTCTTCTAAACTATGGCATTTGATGAAAGGTATCCCCTGAAGGATTATCTTAACTCCATTAATTACACCAAGAAGAGTGTAATGGATTCTGATGATCCTGCTTGGGAAAAGAATTATCCTTCCTATATTGTGAATAAGTGCATGTCACATCACATGGATACTGTGATGTATGCTAATGAAATGAATCAGTATCCTCTTCTGGATAAGAAACTTCAATATGATTTCTTTATAAATACCGTCAGGTCTCGTAAAAGGTTTTCTCCTTGGGACAAGAAACAGAAGATGAATGATTTGGATGTTGTCAAGCAATACTATGGTTATAGTAACGAAAAAGCAAGACAAGCTCTCGACATTCTGACTCCTGATCAACTCAATGTCATTAAAAATAAACTGAATAAAGGGGGCAAGAAAAAATGAGTGAGGATCTTAGCTGGTCGAAAGAGGATATGGTGCAGGTTTCTTTGAAAGAACCTGATGATTTTCTCAAGGTGCGTGAAACTCTAACCCGTATTGGTGTTGCATCCAAGAAGGAAAAGAAACTATACCAGTCATGCCACATTCTTCATAAGAAGGGGCAATACTTTATTGTGCATTTTAAAGAGTTATTTGCATTGGATGGTAAAAAAGCAAATCTCTCTTTGAATGATGTGCAGCGTAGAAATAGAATCGTGCAACTCTTATCTGATTGGGGACTGATTGAAATTGCTAGTGCAGATAAGATTGCTGATGTTGCACCCCTAAGTCAGATTAAAGTTATCGCATATAAAGAGAAGGGTGAGTGGACTTTAGAATCCAAATATAATATTGGAAAGAAACGTCAAGTTGTAGAATCATAAATAGAGCTGCCTTGCTCCATATAAATGGCTGAAGATAAATCTAAAGTCGTAGATGAGAAGGCAGACGATGATGATAAGAGTGAAGTTCTTGGTAATTTGGTGAAAGTTGTTGTACTTATATGGTCTGCTTCTCTACTCACTTTCAGTTACGTTAGACTTCCCAACGGTCAAAAGATCTTGGATTTCGATCCAACTTTTATAGCCTCGGTCTTTTCTGGATCGTTAGCTGCGTTCGGATTGAGTCCTGCCAAGTCTGGTGGTGCTCCCAAGAAAGCACCTGAGATCAAGAGGAAGGAAGAAACTCCCGAACCTAAGGTATAATCATGCAAAAAGTAATTAATGTTATTGCACTACTATCTGGTCTTACCTCTCTAGGTATGATCGCTGGTAGTGCTTATCTCTATGTACAGAAAGATGTCATGATCCGCGAGCTCACCAACAATCTAGTTGAAGGTGCTGTTGGTGCTATTGCAGATGCCGTTCCTGATATTTTGGATGCCTCTATTCCTGAATTGCCAACTGCTACAGGTGGACCTGTCCCTGGCGTCCCTCCTAGAGTTACAGTTACAAAAGAGGTTAAAGTATTACCATGAGTATATTCAACCACGAGAAAGACGATTACATTCCAGAAGAAACTGAATCTGGGAGAAAACCATCTGGATGGAAAATAATTATCACCACTGCTGGTGCATTATTTGCTATCTCTCATCTGGGTCTGCTAGGTTATTTGATTGATAGGAAGGCAGAACCTCCGTCAGTTCCTACAATCAATCTTCCTCGTGGTCCTTACTCGTCTTATAAAATTGAAGCAGGTAGGGATGGTTATACCATTGAATATAAAGCAAATGATCCTAAAGTATTAGAGTCTGAAAGATCTCTTGATTTAGACAAAGAAAAGAGAGGAATGTTTGGCGGAGGAACCGAGCAGCGCACTGAGTATCGTCGCGACCAATACACCATGGAAGGTGTGAGAAATATGGGAGGTGCAACAGGTGAAGTGGGAAAGACAGGAGGTGTAAGCGCCGAGTGTATCGCGGCGGACGCTGGAGCACGGTCACAAGGTGCGATGGCAGGCAGTAGCATCGCTGCTGGTGTCGTTGTCCCAGCGGTCTCTGGCATCCCTTACATAGGATGGTTGGCAGGTGGTTGGGCATTGCTCCTAGGACAAAGAGCAGGGTCTGAGTTAGGATCACAAGTAGGTCAAGTATTTAATGATTGCTGATTGAATTATTTGTTATGAAAAAATTTATTGAAAATATATTTCCAACTACTGTAGTTGGTTATGAAAATCCTGACCATGAAGAGACAAATGCCAAATTACTAAAGTTATTTGAAAAGGAAAAATTTTCAAGTAGTGGCACTCCTCATACAAAACAAACAAATGATTGTCATTTGGAAGATAGGGAAGAGTATAAATTTTTTTATAACTGGGTAAATGATTGTCTTATTGATTTAAAAGAATCATTATCGTTATATACTGAAGGACTTAGGGTATCTTTATCTTGGGCAAATAAATCTACTAAATTTGAATCAATTGATTCACATGTGCATCCAAATTCTTGGTATTCTGCTGTGTATTATGTAACTGATAATACCTCCCAAACACATTTTAAAACTCCTTTAAGTCAAAGTTTGACTGGAGTTTATATACAATCTGATAGCATGTTGAATAGGGAAGAATGGATTTATGGTGGTCCTGCGGGATCTATGATTTTATTTCCTAGTTGGTTAGAACATCGTACGAAACCTTTTGATGGTGATGGTGAAAGGGTTACTATAAGTTTTAACATTATGCCCCGTGGTCTTACCTCTCCATATTATCTTTCTGGGAATGTATACTAATGGATATTCGTATTAATGATATTGGCATTAATGATTTAGATATTCCTAGCATTAGGGTCTATCAACCACCGAGATGGACGACAGATCCCAATGCTGTATTTGCTGCTCCTCCAGTAACACAAGAAGTTGGTGTTCCTATTGTGGACATGCCTGGGTGTGTAGAAGCACATGAGCAGAATACATCAAAAGAAAAGAGTGGGATCCTCAATGAAGATGATCCCAAGGGTGTAAAAGTATATTGTGATGCTGGTCTTCCATCATTTAATCCTTTGGATTACGATAAAGATGAATTGGAGTTTCAATATGAAGCACCCGTCCCTCCAGTAAGATCTCCTGAGAAACCAGAAACACAGACACCCAAAACAGATACAAAGACACCTAAACTACCAAAGTGTCCTACAGAAGCACAAGAACTTAAAGAACCTGTTGGAACCCTGACAGACGGTGGTGCTAAAAAGATTGTAGAATATAAATTGATAGGGAAAGAATGTATCCCAGTAAAGGAAGATGTCAAAATTCCTGACCAAATTATTCAAGCGATCCCAACTGCAGGAAGTATCACGACTACAGCATCGATTGCTGTTGTTGCTACAACATCCGCGCTATTAGCAAAACCGTTGGCAGACTTAGTGCTCAAGGCAGTCAAACCAACGGTCAAGAAAGTTATTAAAAAGATTGCTGCAATCAGGGGGAAGTCTTCGCCCGTTGAGTCGTTAAAGGAGCGCCGAGATCAGCAGCGGATCCGCTCACACGCGATTCGGAAACTGAAGGGGAAAGAATAGGATGGTGGTGAGGTGCAATAGCATTTTTATTTACAACCATCACATCAGCACAGACTCTTGCCATCTCTGTTCCTGGTCTAAACATAATTCCCTTTTGCATTAACTCACCACAATTTTTTAATCTCGCGATCTCAAAATCTAATCGCTTATTAGCATGTGCTTGTTGCATCAACTGGATGTTAGATGCTGCTGCTGTCTTACACAACTCCTGTAGTTTTTTATCTGTGGGCGTGCTCCACGTCATAGAGAAACCAATACCTAGACTGTAGTTATCTTTCTGTCCAGTTCTTGTTTTCTTATGGAAGAGGATGTCTCCTGGATTATCTAAAATTCCATCCCCAATATCATTCCCGTCGTCATCGGTAGCACCGAAATTATCAGTGATATCATATACGGGGTCATCATAATATGGCTCCCAAGGTTTCTGTGCAGATGCAGTTGCTGTTACATAGGGAGTAAAGTTTCTAGTGGGACCCTGACACTGGATACCACCACCATAAGTGTTAGTAATATATGGACCTTGTAAAACCTGAATAGCTTGGTTCGTCACTGAGCCTGAGCTATTCGCAATTGGAGATGCTGTTGCACTAACACCTCCAACCGTTTCAGCATTAACAGGTGCTGCTACGAAGAGAGCGATTACTGCTGAAATATACTTGTAGTGTCGGTTACGCTTGTAACTTCCGTTTCTCTCTGGATAATTGTATGATTTTGTAGACCTGGAGAAGATAGAGTTTCTGTGAACTGAAACGCTGCTCCTGGTGTTGTCTGCGTAAATGTCGGTTTGCCCGTTACGGTTGTCCATGATGATGTCACTCCATCTATAGTTACATTATTCTTTCCTGTCGTAGGTGACAGATTACCACTTGCTGTTACGCCTGATCCAGTTACGGAATATTGATAACCAGTTGAGTAGTCCATCGAATTGATGGTCTCGGTTATCTTCGATGTTGTCTCCGTGTGGCTCGTCATTGAGCCCTGGGTGAAATTTGGGACCACGGGGACCGCCTGGGCAGGAGCAAGTATGGCACTTACACCCACCACAGACAGGACAGACCAAAAGATCGTCTTTCCAAAAGTCATCGCGACCTCCCTCAGTCAATGACAGTGATCTCAGCTACGAATTGTCCCGTTGCTGTAGTGCCAGCTCCACCAGCTGTGATACTGATAGCGCCAGTGGTCGCGACAGTACCTGCTAGGTCACCTGCAGTGCCAGCTGTGTAACTTGTAACTGAGGAGAAGTTTGGAACTTGACCTACAGTCGGTGCTGATTGGGGCACAGCATCAGCCTGTGTGTAAGACTGACTGAAACTAAATGCATTACCAGGGGTATCCTGAGTTGCTGCAATAGTGCCAGGACTGTATACACCAGAGGTAATAGTGCCAGCAGAAATAGTATTAGCAGTCGTACCATCGGTAGTATCCACCCCACTACCTGAGATACTAAACGAAGAACCAATTCTTGCTGCCTGAGTGCGTGCAGCATCAACGGTAAGTTGCACACTAGAAGAGTGCTTAGTAACAAGTCCGCCAGCATTTGCTGCTCCAGCGGTCAACAATAACATTACGACAGGAATGAGTTTTTTCATCTTGCCATGAATTAAGGTGTTATCTATATGTAGGTGATGACAACTTTACAATAATGGTTCGGTATAACACACATCTTACAAGGTGTGTATAATGTTAAATAATAGTGAATGCCTTCGGGGTTCACACAATCAAACTCGCTTAATAAAGGAGCATAACAAATGACTGGACTGCGTAAGTTCACCACGAAAGATCTTGGTGCCATCGTAGACGCTGCAGAAAG